GTGGACGAGCAGGAAATGCCGCGGCTGTACGACCTGAAGGCCGCCAAATACGACGTGAGGTTGAAAATTGGGCCGAACTGGAAAACCGATCAGGACAAGGCGAGCGAGATGCTCACGCAGCTCGCGCAGGCGTATCCGCCGCTCATGCAGGTCGCGGGCGACATCATCTTCGACAACCTGAACTTCAAGGGTGCCGACAAGATCGCGGAACGCCTGCGCCGCACATTGCCGCCGGCGTTGCAGGAGAAGCCCGACGAGAAGCCGCAGGAGCTTCTGGCCCAGCAGAACCAGCAAATGGCGATGCAGATCGACCAGATGACGCAACAGCTCCAGCAGATGCAGCGGGAGATAGAGACCAAACAGGTCGAGCTGGAATCGCGGGAGCGAATCGAGCAGGCCAAGATCGAATCGTCCGACCGCCAGGCGGCTCTCGAGGCCCAAGTAAAGCTGGTCACCACCGAGGCGCAGCTCACCTCGAGAGAAGACATTTCAGCATTGACGCATGAACTCTCCCTGCTCAAGATGCAAATCGCGAGCATGGCGACGGGCGCGGCCGCGGAGCAGTCTACTGTCGGGCCGGCTCCCGGTGAACCGGCGGCGGCAACATTTGAGCCGCCGCCGACCGCGCCGCAGATGACGCCGATCGAACCGCAATTGTGATGCACGATTTATGACCGACGAACAAACCGTCCAACCGGATAGTGCTACGCCCGAAACGGCGGAACCGAACGCGCCCACTGATTTCAAGGGGTATGTGAAGTTCCGCAAGACGGGTGAGCTGCCGGCGACGGAGACCGAACAACCTGCGGCCGCGGAGGAAACTCCGGCCAAAACCGAACCGCAATCAGGCGCGGATGACAAGCAGCAGTTGGATGAAGAGGAAGAGGAACGGGAAGAGGAACTGACCGCCTCGCAAAAGCGAAGGCGGCGGCGGGTGGACCGGCTGGCGCAGGAAAACGAGCAGCTCAAGCAGCAGCTCGCTGCGATGCAGCAGCCGCAGCCGCAGTCGTCGGTAAAAACCGAACCGCCTGGGAAGCCTCGTCTCGAGAACTTCGGGACGCTCGAGGAATACCACGAAGCGCTGACCGACTGGCACATCACCCAGCGGGAGGCGAAGCGACAGGCGGATGCGGATGCGAAAGCGGAGCAGGATGCCGCGCAGAAACTCCAGGTCGAGTGGGAATCGAGACAGCAGGCGGCGCGGAAAGCGCACCCGGACTACGACGACGTGATCGAATCGGTCGCGGCGCCGGAAGGGCCGGGGGTGATGGCCGGCCGCCAGGCGATGCTCAAGGACCCAGCCGGCGCGGAGATCCTGTATTACCTCGCCACGCATAAGGACGATCTAAAGCGCATTGCCGCATTGGAACCCCTTGCGGCAGTCATGGAGATCGGCCGGCTTTCCGCCACTCTTTCCCCTTCATCCGGCGCTGCCAACGGCAAACAGCGTTTCACAGCCGCGCCACCGCCACCACCGCCATCGACCAGACCGGCGAAGACCGTTTCCGATTCGATCTTCGATCCGTCCGTGCAGGCCGATTTCAAGCGCTGGTCGAAAGCGAGGGCAGCCATGAAGGAAAAGTAAAGTGGCAGGAAATACGCTTCTCACCGCGCAGGTCATTACGAATGAACTCCTGCTGCGGTTTAAGAACTCCCTCGGGTTCTCGGGCGCCATCAGTCACACCTGGGACGACAAATTCGCCGTCGCCGGCGCGAAGATCGGAGACACCGTCCGACTGCGTGACGCGGTGCGGTTCACCGTCGCCAAGGGCCGCGTGATCACCCCGCAGGACGTCAACGAGACCTCGAAAACCCTCACCCTCAATACACAAGCCAACGTGTCATTCCAGTTCAGCTCGGCGGAATTGACATTGACAATCGACGCCTTCCGCGACCGTTACCTCGACTCGGCGGCGGTGGCTCTCGCCAACCAGGTCGACGTGGACGGTCTGATCATGGCGTACCAGGCGACCGCCAACGCGATCGGGACGCCCGGCTCGCCGTTGACCATGCTGGACGCCGCATGGCAGGCCGGCGAGGTCCTGGATCTCAACTCGACGCCGATGGACGGCAAGCGCACGATGGTGATCAGCCCGAAGGTCCAGACGCTGACCTTGAAAGCCGCACAGGGGCTCTTCCAATCGTCCACGCAGGTCAAGAACCAGTACGAGCGCGGGCGCATGGGCATCATGGGCGGGTTCGAGTGGGTCATGGACCAGAACACGCCGGTCCATACCGTAGGCCCTCTTGGCGGCGCTCCGCAGGTCGGGGCCGCTTCCCAGACCGGCTCGACGCTCAACGTTACGGGCTTCACCGCGGCCGCGGCATTGCGGCTCAAGAAGGGCGACCTCTTCACCCTCCCGACCGTCTTCTCGGTGAACCCGGTCTCGGGCGCGATCGGCTCCGACTTGCAGAAGTTTGTGGTCACGGCCGACACAAGCAGCGCCGCAGATGGCACCGCGGCGATCCCGATCTATCCCCCGATCACCGTTAGCGGCGCGACCAGGACGGTCAGTAACTCGCCGGCGGCGGGGGCTCCGCTGACCATCATCGGCACGGCCAACCAGCTCACGGCGCAGTCGATCGCGTTTCACGAGTCGGCGTTCGTCATCGGCATGGCGCCGCTCGAGGTTCCCAAGGGCGTGCATTTCGGCGCGAGCCAGATGGACCCCGACACCGGAACATCGATCCGGATGGTGTCGGACTACGACATCCTGAACGACCTGTTCATTACCAGGGCAGACGTGCTTTACGGGCATGCTGCGCCGAGGCCCGAGTGGGCGGTCAGATTGGAGAGCTAGCCATGAACGAAAAAGAGAACGACAAAAAGAAACGCGAGGAAGACCTCCCCGAGAAGGGTCTCGAGAAGGGCTACGCCAACAGGCACGCCGAGACTACGCAGCCGGGCAAGATCAGGCGCCAGGAGATCCCTCCGGAGATCGAGGGCGATCCCGAGGAGGTGCACAGCGAGGCCGACCGCCGTCGCCAGGAGGGCGTGGAGAGAGGCTATGCCAACCGGCACGCTGAAGTAGCGGGCGCGGCCACAGGCGATCTGCCCGAGCCTGCGCCATTCTCGCGGCCGCGGACGACGGCGCCCCCGGAAGGCGGCTACGAGGCGGGATTCCCGAAGGTCTACTTCTCGGTCTACGACCGCGTTCCGCCGATCGTCGTCAAGACGCCGAACGAGGAGACGGGGATCGACAAGGCGAACTTCATGACGGTCCCGCCGGAAGAGGTCTCGACGGAGCTGACGGACGCGAAGATGCGGGCGGAATGGCGGGTCGGAGACCGTGCCGCCGAACGCGACCTGACGCAGCGGGAAAGCCGGTCGGCCTTCTCGCCGGCGCCGGGAGAGTCGGAGCGGCGAGACCGATCGCGGGACGAGCAGGACCGTATCCGCGAAGAGGACCGCAAGCGCGAAGAGGACCGCCAGCGGGAACGCGAAACGAAGGCGGGACGGAAGACCTAAATGACCCAACGCGGCAAACTTCCGGCAGCACGGCACGCCCCCGTGCTGCCGGAATACCCGCAGCTCTGGGCCAACGTGAATGCGCCGCCGGTGCTCGTTCATCATCCAGGCCAGGCCCAGCAGCTCGGCTCTGCGTGGCGGAAGGTCGATCTGACGCCCCTCTTTCGGCCCTTGCAACCCGAACCGCTGCCCGACGTCCCGCCCGTCTCGATCAGCCCGACGAGCGCCTCGCCAACGGGGGAAGGGGGATCGGACAGTTTCGCCGTCACCATCACCGGGCCTGGGGAGAGCGGGACGTGGACGGTGGATAAGGACGCCGTCGCCGACTGGCTCACGGTGGACTCGCCCACCGAACCGCAAACGGAAGACGGCGAGGTCCACTACACCGTGGCGGCCAATACCGGCGATATCCGAAGCGCGGCAATGTACGTTAACGGCAAGACGTTCACGGTCAACCAAAAAGCAGGTCTATGACGCCCTCCGAAGACTACCCGCGCATGATGTTTCACCGCACCCTGCCGTGGATAATCGTTCAATCCGAGGCAGAAGAAGCCGCGCTCGGCGCGGAATGGTCCCGTACCATTCCGCAGCCCGATCCGGTTCCGGTTCCTCAGGGACCACCTCTCGAGGAGCCGGAACCGGGCGAGGAAGAGCCAACCGAAGAGCCGCGGAGGCCAGGCCGCACGCCTCGCAGGCCGACCACCAACCCGAAACCCGCGTAACCCGATTTATCCCCTTGCGGCATTGCCGCATAGGGGCTTCGCATGGGGGAATGTCCCTAGATCGGCTCCAGTAGCAAATCGATATGATGACCCAACCGGTAGCAGACGGCATCGATGTCAGCGTCTGTCGCGACGGGCTGCAGTTCACCGGAGCGCAGCATCATCGACATCCGGTAGCCGAACTGCTGGAGGTATTCGAAGTAAACCGCGCCAGGAACGCCCGATCCCGACCGCTGAAAGTCTGGGTGGTACTCGGACACAATCACCGGCCGGCTGGAGGCGAGCATCCTTCTCGCGCCCAGCATGGCCCGATACTCATGGCCCTCAATGTCGATCTTCATTACGTCAATGAGTTGATCGCCGACCAACTCGTCGATGAGGGCCGTGGCAACCACGTAATCGCCGATCGAGCCGGCTTCACCCCGGCGAATTGCGGCGTTTTCGTTTTCAGACGAGACGTCGAGCACCGCATACCCGTGCCGATCGGAGACCGCGAGTGGGTGCAGCTCGATCGACACGTGGGAACGCCTAGCATTTTCCAGGATCAAGGCGTTATTGGAGGGGCGGGCTTCGATCGCAATCACTTCCGCGCCGCGCACCGCCGCATGGACAGCGAACATGCCAATATTGGCGCCAACATCGAGGAATCGCTTTCCGGGCGCGATGAACTTCATCAGATGGTGGAAAACGTAGGGTTCATAATCCTCGACATACATGGTCTGGGAAGCCCGCACTACGAATTCGTGCCCGAACAGCATGACCGTCTTCAACGCCTGGTTTTTTGTCCGGTATTCCGCAGAATCGAGCAAGGAGCGAACGACAGCTTCGACAGAAAGCCGGGCTTCGATGTGAGAGCGCAGACCTTCCGGGTCGGGTTCCCGGCCGAGGATCAGGCGGTAGCAGAAAGCGACGTCATCAGCGGTAGCGGTCATACGGACAGCCTGTCATGGGTGATTAGACGATGGCAACCACAGTAAGCGAACTGATCCACTCCAGTTTTCGCCTGATCGGCGCGATCGCCGCGGGCGAGCTGCTCGAAACGAACGAGCTGGACGACGCCCTCGTCTCGCTCAACCAGATGCTCTCGTCCTGGAACACCGAGGGCGCATCGCTCGTCGCCCGCAAGCGGCTCCTGCTCAGTGTATCCGGGGTGAACGGTCCGTACAGTCTGCCTGAACGCCCGGTACGGATCGAATCGGCCTCCGTCGCGGCGGGCGGCATCGACTCGCAGCTCGAGCTGGTGGACTCGGCGGGGTGGGAATCAACGCCCGAAAAGCAGGCGCAGTCGGTCTACGTGCGCCGTCTCTTCTGCGATTACGGCTACCCGACCGCGGCGGTCTACATCGCGCCGATCCCGCGGCTCGGGGGCCAGCTCGAGATGTGGGTCTACGTGCCGCTCACGGCGTTCGCCTCGCTCGTCACGGTGGTCGACCTCCCGCCGGGATATGAGATGGCCGTCCGGTACAACTTCGCGATTGCGCTGCTTCCCGAGTACCCGAGATCGCAGGTTGATCAATCGCTGCCGGCGCAGGCGCAGATGTACAAGGCGTCGATCGTGCAGCTCAATCAGCAAAACCATATGCACCAGGCGCCGCCCGCGGCAGCCTTACAGGTAGCCCAATGATCAAGACATTCGGCGCGACCGGATTCGGGCCGGCGCGTTTCACAAACGGCATCACACCTCTATCGCTCGGCAAGCCGGCCGCGGCCTTCCCCGGCAGGGTGGCGACGGATGCGGACCTGATGATTGCCGTCGATCGCCAGCAGACACGCTTGGTCTCTCCGCTCGATTCGTCCGCAACCTCGATGACCGTCGAGAGCGCCGCGGCCATCGGCGCGTACAACCTCCTGTCGATCGACTCCGAGATCGTCAAGACGACCGGCCCGCCGGTCGGGAACGTCGTCCCGATCTCCCGCGGCTTCGACGGAACGACGCCGACACTGCATCTGGCTACTGCGGTTGTGTCGGGCTTCATCGACGCCTATCACCACAACTCTCTGGTGGCGGAAGTCGAGGCGATCGAGCAGGCGCTCGGGGCAAATCTTTCGCATGTTCCGTCGATCTCGCAAATCGTCAGCACGAACTTTATCTTCACCCCTCAAACGCCAGGCGGAAATCTGACGGTAGGGAACAATGTTGTGGCTCTTTCGCCCGTTCCGCCGGGCGTGAACGGAACCGATACGGGGCATTATCTGTATGTCTCGGGCGGGGTCGGTGCTGCCGAAGCCTGCCTGATCACGGGCGGTACGGCAGTGGCCGGCGCAGCATCAGGGACCGTCATTATCAGTTGCGCCAACACGCACTCGGGCGCATGGACACTTGCGACCGCGACCGCGGGCATCCAGGAGGCGCTGGTGACCAATGGACCGGCGGGGGGCGTCGTCAATATCCCTGCGGGTTCATTTACCCTGAACGGGCCGGTCAACCCGCCTGCGAGCATCGGCAAGTGCAGCGCTATTTCGGGATCGGGCCGATTCTCCACCGTGCTCAATGTGTCGCCCACTTTCCCGTTAACCGTGCAAGGAGTCTTCATCGCGAACCCTACGGAGCCAGGCCCAAATTTAAGCGGTTTCCGGCTCGTTTTTACCCAACCCGATACCAGCGTCTTCGCCAGTTTCACGCATTATCCCCCGGCTTTTTACGCCCGTAATTGCCCACGCCTCGAGATCACGGATGTAGTGATCGAGAAAGCCTGGGTCGGCCTGGATATGGCCGGCGGCACCAATTCAGGCGGCGCACTGCTGCGCGATGTCTGGATGTCTGCCATGAGCATCGGGCTCAATATTGATGGAGCCCAGGATTCAGTGCGTATCCGTGGCTTTCATTTCTGGCCTTGGGGCCTGACGAACAATCAGACCACCGCTTTCCTGGCGAACGCGGTCGGAATTCAAGTAGGCGCGGCGGACGACATTCATATATCCGATGGTTTGTTCCTGTGCTTCCTCGGGGTCAAGCTGATCCCAGGAACAGGCAGGAACGCCTTCGGCGAGGTAATCGCCTGCGATTTCGACACCGGGGGCGGCCTGAATATGGCGGCTGGAACGATCGCGATGTCGGGCTGCTTCTTCAGCACCAGTTCCAGCGCGGCCAACTTTCAGGCAATCGTCCAGACCGGCGGCCTGCTGACCCTCTCGAGCGCCAATCTCCAAAGCGGAGTCACCAACACGGCGCCGCTGATCGAAGTGAACTATAACAACGGCTCGCCGTTCGGAGCAACCAATATCCACAATTGCAACTTTTTTACAGCTAACTCTGACATGAATTCCGTTCTCGCCAATGCGGCTGCGGGAAGCGGCGGCACGGTTACATTGACCGGCAACACCTTTTACCGCACGCCGAATGTGGCTTACACCAAACCCACAATCTCCGTAGGATCAAACTCCCTGCTGCGCGCCAATATCATCGGAACCCATACGACCGATAAGGGCGCGGGCGCGGGCGTGATGATCGCAATTGGGCAAGACAGCAACCACATCGTCTGGGGCAACGCATTCCTCGGCTGGACCTCCTCATATCCCTCTGCGCGCACTGTTGGCCTCTATCAGGACGATAATGTCATCAATTTCCGGGCCATCACGGCAGCTTCACTAAACCTGATCTTGAACGAAACGGGCGCGAACAACGCGATTGCCGGCGCCCTGCCCGGCGTTCCGTTGAGCGACGGCATGATGATAACAATCAGACTCGCGCACAGCCTCCAGGCCGGTGTGAATACGTTCGCCTACGGTGGAGGCGCTCCGATACAGATCCGCAAGCACACCCTACCGGGCAGCCCTCTCACTACGGCTTACGTAGTTGGGTCGTTTATTACCCTTGTCTACGATTTTCAGCAGGGATTCTTTCAGGACATGAGCCAGTAGTGATGCCAGTCTTCAATGCCGCGCAATTCAATACCGCACTTTTCGGCGGCGGCACAGGCGCAGCGGGCCTGACGCCGCGCCAGGTCGGGCAGGGACTGCTCTATCCGGCGCTCCGCAAGGCGCAGGTGACGATCGGGCCGGGGCGCACGCCATCTCCGGCGCAGTTCCAGGACGCGATCGACGAGCTTAACAGGTTAACGGGCTCGCTCAACTGCGACCGCCTGAACATCTACTCGATCACCCGGCAGGAGTTCCCGCTCGACCCGGTGAAGGCGAGCTATACCATCGGGCTCTCGCCAGACGAATCCTTCACCGCGGACTTCCCCGTCGAGCGCCCGCTGGCGATCGAGAGCGCGAACATCGTAACCGGGAGCGGACCAACGGGGATTAGCTACCCGCTCGCGATCGGTACAAGTCTGCAATGGTCGAATATCGGATACCGGCACTTGCCCGATTCGATACCGGGCGCCATCTACAATGACCGCGGCTACCCGGTGTCTACGCTGTACTTCCACGGCCAGCCGGCATCGGGCCAGACGCTCGAGCTATTCACCTGGGGGTTGGTCCCGGCGTTCGAGACGATCACCGACGTGGTTCTGCTGCCGCCCGGATACGAGGACGCGCTCGTTCTCAATCTAGCGGTCAGATTGGCGCCGCACTTCCAACGGGACTCCGTGCCGCCCGACGTGCGGCGGGACGCGCAACTCTCGCTGATGCGCTTGCAGTCGATCAACGCGCCGCGGCCGATCGCCGACACCTCGAGCGGCCTCGGTTGCGGGTGCGGTGGCTATAACATCGTGAGCGATCAATGAAGATCTCGCTGGCCGGTCCATCCTACGCAGCGAAGAGCGTCGTAGCGGCCGCGCAGGAAACAATCAACTGGTATCCGGAGACCCTCGCCGTGGGCGACGAGCCGCGGCGCCAGACACTCATCGGACGGCCAGGCCTGAAGCTCTTCGCCACACTTACGCCGGCCAAGATCCGCTGCCTGTGGGCGGGCGGCGGGCGCCTCTTCGCGATCCACGGCAACAAGCAATCGGAAATCAGCCAGGGCGGGGTGCCCACGGCGGCCACACAGACCGTTGCGGAGAACACAGGCATTTTCCCCGATCCCGCGCAGATTTTCTCGAACGGCCACCAACTCATGATCGTGTCGGGCGGGCTCGTCTATGTGAACAACGGCGCAGGACCGGTTCCGGCGCGTTTTACGTTATCCGGCCTGGTCGACACGAACGGCACGACGTCGGTGTCCTGGCAATCCAGCCTGACGACTCCCGAAACTTCCGACGTGTTCACCCCGGCAATGGTGGGGCAACCGATCACCATCGGCGACGGCACATACACCGTCGCGACCTTCATCACCAATGCGGCCATCACGACGACGACTGCCGTCCCGCTGGGAAATAATCTGCCGTACAGCGTCCCGCGCTCGGGCGATCAGGTCACCGGAGTGACGGGAGGATTCCTCGACGGGTACGGCGTCGTCAACCGGCCCCCGAACGCGCCGGGGCCGGGAATGGCCGCAAGCCGCAGGCGCCTGAGCCGCTCGGGAAAGGCTGTAGAGCCGGATGATCCCGGCCGCCAGTTCAATATCAGTGCCCTTTACGATTTCAGCGTGTGGGACCCCCTCGACTTTGGCGTCAAGGAAGGCCACGCCGATTACATCCGGTCGATCCTCTGCGATCACGAGGAACTTTGGCTGCTGGGCACCGAGACGACGGAGATCTGGTCGAACGTCGGCGACCCTAATTTCCCGTTCCAGCGCATGGGCGGCGCTTACATTCACGAGGGCTCCGTCTCGACCTATGCGCCGTGTACGGTAGGGCTTGCGGTGTGCGCTCTGGCCGGGAGCCCGAACGGACAGACTGTGGCTTACCGGGCACAGGGCTTGCAGCCGCGGCGGATCTCGACATACGCGCAGGAGCAGGCTTGGAATGCGCCGGGATTCAACGCACGGGACGCCGTGTCGTACTCCTACCTCGACGCCGGGCACCTGTTCTGGGTGGTCAACTTCTGGGCGCAACAACAGACGTGGGTGTACGACGTGACGGAGAACCTGTGGCATCAGCGGTATGCCTACAACCCGACGACTCACGTCTTCACGCGCTACCAGCCTTGGTATCACGTCTTCGTCCCCGAGTGGGGTCAGGGGGGCAAGCACATCGTCGGCGACCCGGCGACCGGGAAGCTGTACGAGCAAAGCCTCGACTTCTACGACGACGACGGCGCGGTGATCCAGTACATCCGCACATTTCCGCATCTGCTCGACGAGGACAAGAACCTGTTCCACCACCGACTCGAGCTGTTGATGGAAACGGGAACAGTCGTCGATCCGAACCCGGAGATGCTCATCGCGCTCGATTGGAGTAACGATCGCGGGCACACGTTTCCCACGGGACGGACGGTGACGCAAACCTCCGGCCCGCCGGGCAACTTTACGAAGCGCATCGTCTGGCGGCGGCTCGGCCGCTCACGAGATCGCGTTTATCGGATCGGCGTGCAGGGCAAAGGCAAAGTGGCGCTGACGGACGCTTTCCTCGAGGCCACACCGTCGGAGATTGCCTGAATGGACAAACTACAGACTCCTCCGATCCGGACGCCGCTGGGCGAAGGCGACGGCAGACAACCGGCCGGCCTCAATGGGGGGACTGCGAAGACGTCGAAGGAGTGGTATCTCCACTGGCAACAGGCGAGCGGGCTGATCAATGATCACAGCGAGGCGATCGCTGAATTGAATCGGGAGCTGGCCGACACGATCCGCTTGGGAACGCACGCCGAGCGGCTCGCGGCGGCGCCCGATCCTCTCGACGCGCTCTGGACGGAAAGCGATCGGAACAATGTCGTCTATCAAGCGCGGCTCGTTGCGGGAACGCCGGCATGGGTGTATCTGGCAGGCACAATGCGGGGCACAATTACCCCCGATCAACGGCCGGGCGATCTCGGCCCGAACGATACGGGCTT